CTTTTGGGTCTTCATCTGTGTAAAGGTCACTATGTTTTTTAGACTTTGCAGGTTGTCCTTTTTTTCTAGGTATTCTTTTCATTATGAAAACGCAAATCTTTTTCTAGCAGTTTTTGTTCTACTGAATGACCTATTTACAGATGCAGGAACAGCTTTAAGTTTACTATTTCTATTTAATGCATTACCTCCTACATGGTGTACATCTTTTCCATCACCTTTTCTTACAAGTCCTTGCTTCATAGCTTGCTTTCTAGCAAAGTTTCTATTTACACGTTTCTGTCTACGTGCTGGTGTTTCATTCGCATACTCTTTTTGATAGTTTCTTTTATATGCCACTTATTTAAGTAACCCCATATTTTTTAATGCTTGTCTGCCTTTTGTTGTTTTAGCTAATGCTCTTGTACCTTTATTTGGTAAATTATCTACTACAGCAGCTCCTGC